ACGTATTAATGGTTGGGCAGCAATGATCGGTATCGTTGCCGCAATGGGTGCATATGCTACAACTGGACAAATCATTCCAGGTATTTTTTGAACTACGATTGGACGCTACTCCAGACGTTAGTGTTTATTGTCACTCCGTTTTTTCTGATGCTTGTTTTATCAAGTAAAGATGAAGACGATGATGACGGAACTGATGGTGGTATGATGATGCCAGTTTTCAATCCGTCATAGTTGACAAAAGTCTATATAGATAGTAAAATTTGATTGCGTTCAATTTCCAAATATGACATACAATGTTACTTTCGTCTCGCCTGACGACACCGAAACTGTCATCCAATGCGAAGAAGACCAGTATATCCTTGATGCGGCTGATGAAGCGGGTATTGATTTACCCTATTCATGCCGTGCAGGTGCTTGTTCTACTTGTGCAGGTAAAATTATTTCGGGTACTGTAAATCAAGAAGATCAATCATTCCTAGATGATGATCAACTGGAAGCAGGATTTTCGTTGCTGTGTGTGACATATCCTAAATCCGACGTTACAATTAAAACTGAAACTGAAGAAGAACTTTACTAATGATTGGTAAACTTGACCCAGAAGAACGTATTATGGAACCACCTACCATAAATGAACAAATCACTCTTCTTGCTCAAAAATATGGGTGGGAAGAAGGTGACAACATTGTAGTCGAAATGGCAGGAACTCAAGTTTCTGGTATCGACGTAGGTGAAGAGTATAACAAGAAGTGGCAATCACCTATTGGTACTCGTAAATGCAATAAAGAAGCATTCATTGTAATTAAAAATCTCACAAGAGATCCCTTTGAATCTTCTAAACCTATGGATAGGGAACATAAACCCCACCATCCATACGAACCAGTTGGTAAAACAGATGCCTAATCCAAACCAACTGTATGAGGACATGCAAAAGTTAGATGATTTGTATGAGGAATTACTTTGGCAACCAGATGATGAATTACAGTTCACACATGATGGAACCAAGATAATTATCACCAATAAATCACTGGATAAGTATAAATAACTATTCCTCGCACATTAAAAATGGCACTACTCGCGACGGTTGGAATCTTAGTAGCTACATTTATTACTGCTGCAATGATGACTCAATCAGGTGATGAAACAAGAAAAATGTAACATTATCTTAAAATCAACACAAATGTGGCAAAAACTATTATAAAATAAAGAAGTTCTAACAAGATTGTTTTCTTTTAACCCTATGAAAAATTTGCACCAGACATACGGCCACTACTTACATACTGACAAGCTGCTTGACGATCATGATATTAACGAAAGAGTCTTGTCATATGGGTGGTCGGATGATGGTTCAAAATTAATTGGATACTATGTCTTGACAGAACGCCACCATCTGTACTATAATCTAAATGACCAGCTAATTGAGAAGGTTCCTTCAGGTCAATTAGCTGATCGCACTGCTTGACAGATTTCAAAAAATCTGTTAGTATAAATACTTAACCTTCTTGAAATACAGAAGGTTATACTTAACGGGGAGATGTCGAAATCCCCTTTCATCCGTGGGTTAAACTCTACGAGAAAATACTTAAAGGAAAACAAAATGATCAAATCTGTATTCGCAGCACTGTCTGCAACTGCTTTCTCCGCCGGCGCTGCATTCGCTGGTCCTTATGTCAACGTCGAAGCAAACTCTGGTTTCACGGGATCCAGCTACAATGGAACTGCTACTGACCTTCACGTTGGTTATGAAGGTGCTCTTGGTGAGAACGCTTCATACTACGTCCAAGGTGGTGCTACTGTAGTCTCTCCTGATGGTGCTGAGAGTGACACTGTTCCTTCTGGTAAGGCAGGTCTTGGTATCGGTTTGACCGATGCTCTGGGTGCTTATGGTGAAGTCTCCTTCGTTGGTAGTGGTGACAGCAATGTCGATCGCGGTTACGGTACTAAGTTGGGTCTGAAGTACAGCTTCTGATTCACTTGACAATGTGATATAATGTAGGGGTCTATAGGACCCCTTTTTTTATGCTTAAGGTAATTTTTCATCCAGTAACAATCTTAAACCTAACTTTTGTTGGGACCTTGGGATTGATTCAGGTGGTCCATACCAAAGCACATCATACTCTAGAAACTGATGTGCATGGTCATATACATCGAGCATTGAGAAAGAATCCAGAGTTGGCACGATCAGCTTGTTATGAACTTGACTAATGAAGAAAAAAGAACTCATTAAAAAATTATCTAAACGACTGGATCAAATAGAGTCGGACAATCTTATTTTGCTTACACGAGTTGCAAAACTTGAATCCAAATTTGACAATTGCGAAATGCCTCTAAATATTGTGTATGATTCTTCACTATGAATTGCACTTGGAAATGAAATTCGATTTTAGAGACTGACATGCTATCTACCAAATACAGACTACGACTCGAATTTATCTGTAAGAAGATCGCTAACAAGGAAGAAGTAAAACTAGATGATATGATCTGGGCAGAGAAACTTGCCAAACGCCATACTACTGCTAGAGACTGGTTGAAACAAGCACGTCGTCAGGCGTCACAGGACATCCAGGAAGGAACTGTTGATGACTTCATCAATAAGATGGGACTGGGAGATCCAGACCCCTCTAATCACCGTACAGGGTTCAATGGTGCCGATGATATCAAAGACTGGTTTCAACAAGATAAACCTGATGACTGGAGACAACGTGACTGATTATGTCTGTGTAGAAACATGGAACCCCATCTATGAACGTATACAGTACCATTGGGTACACAAGTCAGAGAAGGATCCTGTGCAATTTGTAAAGAACCTCAATCCAGAGCAAGAAGTCTTATGAGTAGTAAGATGTTGTTCTTGGTTGATGTAGGTAACGGAAGATGCGTCAGTCATGATGGATATATACAACTTGGTAGCTTCTCTCACACAGTAGAGAAACATCTTGAGTTATGTCCTGATCAAGAATGGCAAGTAACCTATTGGATGCCTGATCCATTTCGTATTAGATACCCAAGACCAAACTATCAACATACTATGAAGGCAAACGAGGGTTCACCTAGAACTGACAATGCTACCGATAGTAGACCAAGAGACTTCCCTGACCAACCAACAAATAGATTGGAGAGAACATTATGAAGATGTGGGAGACACAATGTGTTGGGTGTGGAAATATGGTTCCCGCCAATCAATGTCCTCAAGTTGGATGCTATGTCCCTTCTAAGGGCAAATACGAAAACTCTTTATGTAAACCCTGTTGGTTGATACGAAAATTATGGAAGTAGTTAAAACCACAATCGCTATTGAATATGGAGAAAATCTGGATGAATAAACAAATGAAAGCAGTTTTATATTCAAAAGAAAATTGTCAATGGTGTGATAGGGCAAGAATGCTACTAGACAGTGTTGATATTGACTATCTTGAATACAAATATGAAAAGGATTTTACCAAACAGCAATTCCAAATGGAATTTGGCGGTGAAGCCACATTTCCTCAAGTGAACATCGGTAACCAATATATCGGTGGGTTCAAGGACACCTTGCATTTCTTAAAAGAAAATGAAATCATTTGACATGACCTAAAATTTGTAGTATAATGACAGGGAAATCAATCGCAGTCTTCTGCTTTTACTCTTGTCTCTAAATAATCATAGATGTATAGAGGGACAACTTATTTTTCTTTCACTATTTGGACAATAACAGGGAGTAAACCAATGACTATAGCTGTTTATGTGTTTGTGGTACTAGGAGCTTTTCTAATGGGAACACTAACATCTTGGGTAGCCAAGGATTATATCGATGCTTTCATCGATAATGCTGCATATGCAAAAGCAGTAACTCATCCAGAAATGCTCAACCCTGATGGTACTGTCAATCAATCAGAACTACTAACACTTAATTTCTTGTCAGAAGACGACGAAGATTACGAAGACCCTATGAATTAAGATCATGATTCTCGTTGATATGAATCAGTGCATGATCAGCAATTTGATGATGCAAATTAAAGTCGGTGACAAACTAGATGAAAAACTAGTTCGACATATGGTACTCAACTCTTTAAGATCTTACAACAGAAAATTTAGAGAAGAGTATGGGGAGATGGTTCTTTGCTATGATAGTAAACACTATTGGCGCAAAGACTATTTCCCTTTTTACAAACAAAACAGAAAAAAAGATAGAGAAAAATCCAATCATGATTGGAATGCAATCTTTGAAGTTCTGAATAAAATTCGTGATGAAATCCGAGACAATCTTCCTTACATAGTTATGGAAGTGCCTGGTGCAGAAGCGGATGATATCATCAGTGCTTTGTGTAAGCATTCTTCAACAGTTTCAGACCAAAAAGTTTTGATTCTTTCTGGAGACAAAGACTTTATCCAACTTAAAAAATTCTCTACTGTTAGTCAGTACAATCCGCTACAAAAACATTTTGTGAAAGATGTAAACCCAATAGAATATATTGCAGAACATATCATTAAAGGTGATCGTTCTGATGGTATTCCCAATTTTCTTTCTTCCGATGATACTTTTGTTACTAACAAAAGACAACGACCAATAAGTAAAAAAAATCTAGAGAAATGGATTTATGCTAGTCCATCTGTCTTCTGTAATACACAAGAGAAGATGGATAACTATGTAAGAAACAAAACTCTTATTGATCTTGACTGTATACCTACTACACTTCGCGAAGAAATTTTAGATAAATTTAAAGTGTTAAATAGTAATAATAAAACAAAGTTGTCAATTGACTACTTCGTTAAATACGAATTGACTTCACTCATGAATAACTTGGAGGATTTTTAAATCATGGCTGATCTAGATAAAAATCAGATGCTTATCTCAGAAGTTCTGAAGAAAGTATCTAATGCTAAAACCAAACCACAAAAAATTAAAATACTAAAGGAACTTCGTACTGATGCATTAGTTTCAATTCTAATTTGGAACTATGACACTAGTGTAAAGTCTATGATCCCCGAAGGAGATGTTCCTTATACGCCAAATGATGCTCCTATTGGTACGGAACATACTCGTCTTATACAGGACTACCGTAAACTATTCCACTTTGTAAAAGGTGGTAATGATTCCTTGAATAGAGCTACTCGTGAAAAAATGTTTATTCAAATGTTAGAGGGATTATCAGGCGAAGAAGCAAATCTTATTTGTCTGGTAAAGGACAAGAACCTCCAGAAAAAATATAAGATTACCAAAGCTTGTGTTGACGAGGCGTATCCTGATATTGAGTGGGGGAATCGAAGTTGAAGAAAGGAATTAAAGTTCTCCATAAAAAATGTAATCCAGAATTAGCACAGGATAAATCACTTCCTTACACGGCATATCTGGTTCAATACACTGAAGATGGTGAACTCAGTTATGATATATGTACTTGTAGTAAACAAGTAGAACTATTTGATTTTTATTGGGATACTTACCGTACAAATTTCCTTCGATTTGATCAAACTGAAGGTAGAGTTAATCCAAAATTTTGGAATCCGCAAGTAGAAGATAAAAAATGACATCCCTAAACAGAGCTCTGGTAATGTTTCTTCGTAGAATGGAGATTATCATATCTCTGGA